TCTGGTTAATGTTGCAGTTAATTCTGCTAGGTCGATGTCAGCTCTTTGTACATAAGCACGGTTAGTAATACCCAGTGCTGAGTAAGCTGCCAACAATCCATATTCGTTTAGCTCGTAGCCGTTGATCGGTGTACCAGCTGTGGTTTTATAAAAGAACGGGTTGCCAAAAGTAGCAGCCAAATCTCGCTGGCTGTCAATTAGGTACACTCGATTAGCGTTGGCCGCTAATGTTCCCGCCGCAACACCGGCTCCTGTGCCGGATACTTTGTTTTGTGCAGTAGCAATCAAAATGTAAGGTACTGAATTAGTAGCAGCTGGGATATATTGACTTTCGTCAATAACGGTAACTTCTACGCCTGGTGATAATAGTGCCATGGTAATTCCTTTTTAAGTTATAGATATTTATCGGATCGCCTAAAAATATTGGTGCATTTGCACCCTTACGGTAAGGTTTTAATAGTAAATACAGCATGAATCGTCCCATATGTCCTGCTTGCAATCAACGTTTGTGCGCCATCAACTGTTATCGCAATGGACAGGTCTACTATAGAAGTCGATGTGAGTCTTGCATCAAGAAAAACAAAAAGATCAAAGCGCCGGTTCCTACATGGCAATCCGCAGGCTACAAGAAAAAAGCCACATGCGATCGATGTGGCTTTAGAGCAAAGTATTCAGCACAGTTGCTGGTTTATTATGTAGATGGAAATTTACACAATGCCAACCTGCGCAATTTAAAAACAGTATGCTTGAATTGTACTATTGAGATTCCACGGCAGGATCTACCCTGGAAGCCTGGAGATTTAGAACCAGATCGTTGATCTGCTGATACAGATGATCTAGGCTACCGTTGTTGTCTAGCACTGCATCAAAATCAGTTCCTGCCCAGGCAGTTTCGCTGGCATGTATGTTGTACTGTGCTAGATCTGCTTTGGCCAATGCCCAGCGGATATGACTATTACCAGCGTTTACAATGCTTGCAAGTGGGTACCACTCGGGATCTGGGCCACGTACAACACGCACTACAATACCACCTGCATCTTTGATGCTTTTGATTTCGTTGGGGAATCTGCAATCGCTGATCACAATATCGTCCCGGCTGTTGCGTAGCTTGTTTTCTAAACTGGCAATCCAAATATTGTCATGAAACCCTCGTCTGCAAACTTCTGTACCCCAGTATTGTAGAACCCAACGTGGAGTTAGATCAGGCATTTCCAAGCGTTTACTCCACCAAGGGTCCACTTGTTCGCGCCACTCGCGGGCTTGTCTAGTGCGTCCTTCAATCAGTTCTCGGTCCCAGCCAAAAACACTGCTCACTGCATCTTTGAGAGTACTGGCAAAACTTTCCCGCCTGAATTGATGTATGTTTACTAGATAGTCCGCAATGGTATCTTTGCCCGTGCCAATAAATCCGCACACTCCAATAATCATCGTATTTCCTTAACGTTTAAATGTTTTAATGTCTGTTGTAGCACACTGATCTGCTTGCGAGTATCTTCTAACGCATGGTGGCTGGTAGGAGGCACAGGGCGCTCGGGCCATAGACTCAGCACTGTTCTGCTGTCTCGAACTCGATAAAATTTCCACGGTTGCGTTTTGTTATAGCTCTTGTAAGCATGCTCTAGTATGTTGATATCATAGGTTGGTCCTTGAGCCCAAATATAGTCGTGTTGCCACGCCAATCGATACAGTTCGTCCAGGGCTTGATCCAGTGGTACCCGATTGTCCTCGGCAAACGCTTCCTCTTGTGCTAGTGGTTGCGTTGCCCACCAGGCTAAGGTATCATCTTGAATTCGTCGATTTTCCTGACTTTCCAAAGTGATTCTAGCATAATAATGCCGGTCGTAATGTCCGGTGCCAAAAGGATCAAAGCTCTGAGCAGCAATGGTTAAAATTGCGGCATCGGGGCCAGTGCCTAGACCTTCTATGTCAATCATTAAATGTGAACTCATACTGCTAGTATAGCAGAATTTTATTAAATGATCAAGCAGTTAAATCAATATTCAATGCTCGATTAAACCAATCTATCATAGCAGGGCCAGTTGGATGAAATCCATCTTCCAATTGATCAATAGATTTTGCGTACTCATAAGGTGGGCAGTGTGATGTAAAATTGGACCAATTTACCAAGTTTACCAAGTCAGATGATTTGTCCATTTTGCCACAGCCGGGCTCAATATAACAACCACGATGTCCGTCAGTGAAATGTCTTTCATAATCAAAATCAATATCGTATATAAAGGACATTTTGTATGGTATGCTTTGTGATTTTAAAAAGCTCTGTGTTTGTATGATACATTGTAGACTAAGATCTGTTAGGTATCGCGGAGAAGAACTCTTGTATTGTGTTTTGCACCAGTTGCGAAACCAGTCTGGGCTGTCCGATGAACAACCGCTGAGCATGTATCCGCCGCTGTGATACCAGACCACATCGCCCATAACAGAATAATAGGAATACTTTGGATAGCCTTCTGAGTCCAAGGGCATGGCACGATGCCAAGACAAACCAACAGGAAAATCCAATCTGTTGATCCCTGACCAAATCACTATGACTTCTCGATAGTTTTTTTGAGCGCACTCGTGCAACACGCGAGCAGCTATGGCTTGATTGCCACTGCCAGAAGATCCAGCCAGTGTCCAGCGATCGAGATTTACGGAGTATTCAGGGTTGTTGAGATTTTTAACAAAACTACAACCAACTATTAAAGTTGGCAAATCATGTTGGGTCATTAACCAATGATCCAGGTCAATGGCTGACTTCCGTCTACGTAGTTTTTCAACTGATCGATAAGAGCATCCATTTGAACCTGTGCTTCAGATTTCATGGCTGTGCCGTTGAGTGTGCCGCCACCCTGTGGTCCAGCAATAGTGCCAAACTTTTCACGTGCTTCGCCAATGATGTACTTGCAGTTGGCCACCATGTAGTCACGAATCCACTGGCTAATTTGATAATCGCTGAGCAAGTTAATTTCTGGTTTTAAGTTGTAGGTCCAAAGCAACACGTTTTCGCCGGTGCCTTTCCAGTCACGAACCATTTGTAGTTTTTTAGTCACTGGGTTCCAAGTGAAGTTCACATAGCCACCAAACATACGTGCGGCCTGCTCAACGTACTGTGTGTAGAAATCATAGGTAGCCAAACCACCGGCTACGTTGAAGTTCATCAAGTACACGTTCAAACTGGCCTGTGTAAACGGATCAAAGTTTGAGGCAAAAGGACCAGTTGAGTTGCCAAATGTTCTGCGGAAGATCTGACGCACTTGGATAACTTCTTGTGGCAGTGTGTAGATGCTGACGTCTTTGACCAGCTCTAAAAAGTTGTAGCTTTCTTCGTACGCGGCTTGAGCACGTTGACGATAAGTTCCAATGGTTTTTTGATAGGCTGCTTCAAAGTGTTCAGCATCCAGCTCAATATCAACAATTTGATCGCCCAGTTGCAGGCGCACATAATCAATAAGATTTTGTTTTAGTGTGTCAAGTGTTGATTCAGCAATAGCCATATAATAGAAACTCCAGTTCCTATTATTTACCAGCTCGCAATATGATTAGGTTTTCAGTGCCACGCCCGTTGAACTTGGTATCTGTGGCTTTGATATCTTTGAAATACTTGCGTGCCGCTGGTTTTCCGCCTGCTAGTAGAGCTTTGATTTGATCTGCAGGTTTACGCAGAGTTTTTTGTACACTGGCAGCAGTATCAAAACCCAGAATCATGTTGTTCTTTACTGAAATTTCGCCAATGTGTGTGTCAGCTACAACATAGATCAACTTGCGTTTTTTGGTATCATACAACCAGGCTTCTCCGGCACCCACCAAACGTGCAGGTGGTTCGCTTTCGAGTTTGAGTTCTTCAAATGCTTTGAGATATTTGAATTTACGTGCTTGTGCTTCTGGACTCTGTACTTTCTTGGCACGTGGTTTGCGTTCTACTTTCTTGATCTGCACATAAGCACCGCAGTCATTGATCACAGTTTCGCAGAACTTGATCATATTACGCAATTGAATTTTGCTGAAGTTTGAATATCCTTCAACTAGGTCGCCGTCTTTGCCTTCAACAACTTCTTCAAGTTCAGCCTGTCGTTTTTTCCAAATATCGCTGATTGTGCTGATCATTTGTGGAGCCACATTCATGCCACGGATTGTGGCCATGGGCTTGACACTGGCACTCATCTTGGCGCCTTCTGCTAGAAAGTCATCAAAAACACCTTCGAGCTCACCAGCACATTCGCTGATTTTTTCACGTAGACGATCTTGAATAGTGACCTTGTTCTGTGCTGTTTCTTCTTCGGTGATCACAACCTTGACTTCGTCCTTGACCTTGAGCATTTTGGAAATCTGATCGTTGATTTGCAACAGCTCGTGTTCATTGAGTTCCAGTCCAACTAGATTCATACGACAAACCCAAGCCGGAGTCAAACGAATTTGGCTGTCTGGAATTCCACGAATCTTCTTAGCATCCTTGGGACGTTCGTTGTGTTCCAACCAATGCACAATCATGTCTTTGGCTTCTTTTTTGCCATAGTGATAGTTGTACCAAGCAAAGGCTGAACTCAGAGCACTAACACGACGTTCGGGTTCGGGTTGTACACGCCACTCGGGTTCACCGCCGGTGTACTTGAGCTCTGGGCTTTTTGGGTTCAGAAGTTTGATTGTGCTGGATTTAGTTTTGATCATAGTGTGATTATACAGGGTTGTGTTAATTTAGTAAACTGGCAAAGGTGATGTGTTTTTCCAAATGATTCAGTAATTCTTCGAGATTCTTAAGTAATTCGTTGTACCGAGACGTGTTTCGGTGTAATCTTCGGCATTCTACGCTTTCCTGATCCAGTTTGGTAAAGGCCGATTCTGTTGCCCGCAACATCATCATGAGGTCTCTGCGAGCCAATTTGCTTTTGACTGTGGCTATTTGTACATAGGCTTGATCTATGCGTTTGCTATAGTCTTCCATAAATGTAATTATAACAGGTTTATGTATATTGGTCAATCAGCCCATAAATACTGTACTATGCCACGCTTATCGCTTTACCGCCCAAATCGAACCAATGATTACAAGTTCCTAGATCGCACCATCAGCGAAATGTACACTGTGGGTGGCCTGGATATCTATGTTCACAAATACCTGGGTCCAAAAACAGGCGATGTAGGCGACAATGATGCTACCATACCCGTTTACGATGAACAGAATCCTTTGTTCATTGAAGATTTGTTGTTGGGCGAAAATCGAGACCGTGCATATGACCCAGACGTTTATGTCATGCGTGGAGTATATCGTACGCAAGACATTGATTTTGACCTAACACAGTTTGGATTGTTTTTAAACAATGATACCTTGTTTATAACCTTTCACTTCAACAACATGATTGACACTTTTGGTCGCAAGCTCATGGCTGGTGATGTGTTGGAAATTCCCAATTTAAAAGATTACTATCCATTAAATGCCACAGGCATTTATCGAGCAGTACCAAGATACTATGTTATTCAAGATGCAAACTTTGCCAGTGAAGGATTCAGTCAAACATGGTTGCCTCACTTGTGGCGTGTCAAAGCCACACCCATGGTCAATGCTCAAGAATATCAAGATATTATCAACCAACCCGCAGGACCCGACAACATTTGGGATCCTGGTAATTTTTATCCCGGAGGTACCATCGTTAACAACGGCGACAACTGGTATATCAGTACCAAACCGGTACCACCTGATACAGATATAACTGACACCGAATATTGGCAACCAACTACTCCGCCCACACAGGGTCAACAAACAAGCACACGTCCTAGAGATCTGGAAATTAACGATGCTATTATTACTCAGGCCTATGACGAACTTCCACTCAGTGGTTATGATACAGTAAAATTTTACATATTACCAACCACCGAAGATGGGCAACCAGCACCCACTGGTGTCACAGCTGACAATACCTACAACTCAGTTGATGGCACACAAGGCGCCGAAGGAACTACACCACGTGCAGATGGATATACACTGGGCTATTTGACTGGAGACGGTATTGCACCCAACGGTTTGCCAGTGACACCGGGCACAAGTTTTCCACCAAATCCAGTGGCAGGAGATTATGCTTTGCGTTTGGATTATTTCCCAAATCGCCTGTTCCGATTCAATGGCGGTGCCTGGGTCAAGATCGAAGAGAAAGTTCGCACTGATCTTGACTACTCTGAAAATGCACAAACACTACGAGCCAGTTTCGTCAACAACACTGGAAATGTCAGTACCACAGATCGCGGTAGTATTCCAAGCCGCCAGAGTCTTTCTGAGATTCTCAAACCCAGAGCAGACAACGGAGGTTAAGCATGGCAGGTCCAATATTTTTTTACGACGAACAAATACGTCGATTCCTACTACAGTTTGCTAGAATATTCAACAACTTTCAAGTTGAATACGGGCGCAACGAAGAAGGTACCAACCACACTTTAATCAGAGTGCCCATCAAGTACGGAGATTGGAGTCGTCAAGCACAGACTGTGGTTCAAAACAACTCAGCCGGATTCATGCCCAGTGTTCCGCAAATGACTTTTTATATTTCTGGCCTGGACTATGATCGTCCTAGAATGCAAGAACCTTATCATGTGAGCAAGATAGCTGTGCGTCAACGTACCTATGATGAAGCCACAGACAGCTATGAAGTCACTCAGGGCAATGCGTTTACTGTTGAACGACTCATGCCTGTGCCTTACAAGCTCACTATCAAGTTGGATATTTGGACATCAAATACCAATCAAAAGTTCCAACTGCTGGAACAGATGTTGACTTTGTTTAATCCTGCGTTGGAAATACAATCAACTGACAACTACATCGACTGGACCAGTTTGAGTGTGGTTGAATTGGAAAGCTCTACTTGGTCAAGCAGAACTATACCTGTGGGCACCGAAAATCCCATAGACATATCTACTCTGACATTTACTTTGCCAATTTGGATTTCGGCCCCGGCCAAGGTTAAAAAGTTGGGCGTTGTGGAAAGAATCATTGCCAGTGTATATGATGCCAACGGCGACGCTTCTAACGCTGTGCTAGACAACGATCTATTGTTGGGTTCAAGACAAATTTTTACTCCCTACGATTATCAGGTGCTGTTGATTGGAAACAAATTACAAGCCCTGCGCCCAGCACAGACTGTGGATCAATCCAATACCAGTCTAACTCCACCGGACTCGCCGCCTAGCAACCTAATGTGGTCAGCAGTAATTGGAGACTTTGGTGTTATCCGTCCTGGTATTAGTTATATCAAACTAGAACAAGAAGATGGAACTTCGGTGGTTGGTACCATTGCATTTGATCCCACAGATGATCGATTTTTGTTGTTCAACATTGACCAAGACACTGTTCCAGCTAACACACTTGATCCAGTGAATGCTGTGATTGACCCGTTGCGCAGTGGCCCTGGTGCAGGACTTGCTCCGGCTGCAGAAGGTCAACGCTATTTGCTAACAGAAAACACCGGCAGTGACGATGGCTATGCTGA